GGCCAAAAAAATGGGGGGGACTTGCGTCCCCCCCGAGGCTACCGGCGCACCTTACTTGGTGTAGCCGTATTCTTTCATCGCGAAGGCCGTGACTCGCGCCGCGATGGCCTTGGCGCTTTCAGGCACTGTGCCGTCCTTGGCACGCTTGGCCTTGCTTGCGCGGGTTTCCATCCCCGCCAAGGTGTCGGCAATGTACTTGCGGAAGTTGCGCTTGGTTGGCGATTCCTCCGCACCGTTCACCACCGCATCGCCCGCCGCCTCAGCCGCCGTGTCCTTTTCCAATTCCTCGGCCTTTTTCGCCGCCGACACTAGGCGGTCAAAATAGATGCGGATGCGGTCAGACTTGCGGTCTTTGACGAGTTGATAGGCCTTGGCCTTGAGCGGCTCCATGTTGCTAGTGTCCGCGTCCAAGGCCTCGGCTACCTTGAGGTTGAACACCTTTTCCATGAAAACCTCACCCTCACCGGAGTGAACCCGCACGGCGAACCCCTTGGGAACAAACGCGGCCTTGCGAGTAGTGGCCTCACCCGTGCCGGACTGGCGCACCAACACCGTGCGAGTAGGGAACTCGGCAATGTAGTCCGCGAGAATCGCGGCCTTGGCTTCCGTCACCAACTGCTCGGGGATGGAGTCGAGCGTACCCGCCGTGCCGTCCTTGTGCTTAGCATCGCGGACAAACTTGGCGAACCCCAAAGCGCGCTTGCACGCGGATTTGGCGGAGGCGAGCCACTGCTTGACCGCATCGGTAGCATTGGCGAACTTTTCAACGTTGACTTGTGTGGTCATAAATACCCTTAGAAAAAAGAGAATGAATCAATCAGTAAGACAATGTATCGGCAAATTGTTAAAGAGCGATTGGCGCTAGGCCTGAATCAATATTGGCATTGAATGGGGATTTGTCTATACATTGTACGAGCGGACAGACACGCCCACGCGCGGCGCCAGTTCCCTGCGCAACGCGCACACGCACACATAACTGGTTTCAATAGCCCAACCCCCCACACCTTGCGATGTGGGGGGCGGTGTCCGCTAGGGACTACTCGTCGTCGCTGTCCTCGGTGTCGTGGGCCTTGATGAGCGACATCAAATCCTTGGTGATGTTGCCAATGGCTTGCGCCATCACATAACCGCGAGTGAAACCCATCAAATCGTCAAAGTAAGCGCTTTCGATGATGTCACCGAAGATGCTCACCATGCCGCGCCCGTTGACGTAACCGTTTTCCATCGTGACGCGCTGGTCGTTGACGTAGATGTGGCGCGTGAAGATGTCGTCGGGAATGCCGGGGCACGTCGCGACAAAGGTTTTCATGGTCACTTCCGGCACTTCCACCGGGAGCGTGAACGTGATGCCGGACTTGGAAGTGCCCTGCACGCAGATAACAAGATTGGTGGTCATAGATATCCTAAGTTAGGTAAAGAGAATCAAACATCCATGTTAAAGAGCGATTGGCGCGAGGCCTGAATCAATATTGGCATTGAATGGGGATTTGTATATAGGACGCGCACCGACGCACGCGCGGCGCCAGTTCTTTGCGCAACGCGCTCACCCACACATAACTGGTTTCAATAACCCAACCCCCACCTTGCGATGGGGGTTGGGGTCGAGTCACGCCGCGTACTTTTCCATGTACTTCGTCGCAAAGAGCAGGCAGTGGGCTGCCCACCTCATTGCCTTGGCGCGTTCGCGGTCTACGAACACTTCCTTGTACAGGAGCGTGCCGTCGCTGAACGTGGACTCGGTGGTGGTGAAGTTGGTGCCGTCGTAAGTAAGCACAACCTTGATGGTGCGCTGTTCTTTGCCGTCGTACCCGCCGCAGAGGCCAGAGGCCTCGCCTTCAAACAGTGTTTCCATAGTTTCCCCCAATGGGGCGCAGCCCAATTGCTGCGCCCTGTATCAACTAGTCGTACTTGCGGAGCGAATCGTAAAGAGCCACAAAGGCTGCTTCCGTATCCACTATGCGCTGCGTTTCCGCATCCAAGTATTCTTTGCGCAGTTTTTTAAAGAGCGATTGGCGCGAGGCCTGAATCAATATTGGCATTGAATGGGGATTTGTATATAGGACGCATACGCGGCGCCAGTTCCCTGCGCTTCGCGCTCCCACGCACACATAACTGGTCTCAATGACCTACCCGCCTTGCGGCGGGTAGGTCGTACTCTTCTCTGCATAGTCCTCTCGCAGTCCACTCAGTCGTATGTCGCCAAGCACCAGATGATGCTAGCGATGAGTAAGACTAGGACAATCACTTGTTGGCCTTGAAGCCAGAGCGGTAGCCAAGCACTACCGAGACGAGGCCAACGAACAGCATGAACACGCCGACGCTGTCGCCCATGTCGATAACAAAGTAGAGGCCGAGCATCATCAGGCTGATGCCAATAGCATTGAACAGAAAGAAGTCTTTCATAGCAATCTCCCGAAGGGAGCGCAGCACTATTGCTGCGCTCCATGTTGTTTAGATGTAAGGCCTGTCATCGTCCAACTGCATCGCGGCAGCGAGGCGAGCCATGAGGCAATCGCCGAGCGATTCAATCGCCATGCGCTTGCCAGTCACTTCGCGGAAGATGTCACCGCTGTGTTTCCAGCCGTAGGCGCGGAGCCAACCAACTGCGGCATTCACGCCGTACTGTTGGTACAGGCGCTTAGCAGCCTGCACTTGCCAGCCTTGGCGTGGCGTTGCGTAGTCCATCGCCTTGGTGCGAGCCTTGCGCAGTTTAGTGAGCAAGCGCTTTTTCACATTAGCAGGTGCGTTTGAGTACAGCACCAATGCCTCTTCCGCATCTACACGCGCGATGCGATTAGCAATCAAACGCTTGTAGTGTTCCATCGCCTCGTCGGCGGACATGGTAGCGAGTCCCTTTCTCATAGCATTCTCCCGATTAGGGGCGCAGCCCAATTGCTGCGCCCGGTGTTGTTTAATACTGCCCTTTCCGGTTCACTTTCCGCTGCGACGGGCGGGTATCCATGCGGATATCTTCCTGAAGAGCCGAGAGCATCGCGACGACCTTAGGCGTCCGGAACTCTGCGCGTTCCTTTGCCTCAGCCTCTTCGCGGGCAGTTTCGCGCTCTTCGTAAAGCGCAAAGCACCATGCGGTATTCATATGTCCTCCAAGCAGCAGGGTTAAAGAGCGGTTGGCGCTAGGCCTGAATCAATATTCCCATTCATTGGGGATTTGTCTAGACATTGACCCCTACCCGTAGGGGGGAAGGCCTTTTTTCCTTACCTCCTGTGTGGCCCCCCGTACCCCTCTAATCCACACAAATCACCACCCCCCTTCCATAGTTAGGGACTCCTACATCACCGGTACTTGTTCCAGTTCACTATTTATATATATCTTAGTGTTGGTTTATATTGTCTGTAATTGTCCTAAACGGTACCCCCACCCCCTTGGGTACCCCCCATGTCTTGACTTGGTTCCATCTCGGGTATACAAACACCCCATGTATATTCCTGATATAGAGAGCGACATCTCGCTTCCGGCAAACGCTGCTGAAGCAATGCCAAACCTCACGCCTGTTGAGGAATTGGAGATGCGTGCCCGGACTATTAAGCTAATATCGGATATAACTAATATCCCCATCGTTCCAGATGAGCAGGATATGAGTACCGCCAAGGAGTTGGCACGCGAGATGATGCAGAACTCGCAGATGCGGCCTGAGTACGCGATGTACCCCAACGAGACGATGGCGTACTTGGCGGGCATGGTTGCTCAAAGCAACTGCATGATTGTGGACGAGCTGTCTGACTTGAAGCTGTATGTAGTGAACAAGCTCGTTTACGAGGTTGAACACGCCAAGGACAGCAAGTCTCGTATTGCCGCCCTCGCCAAACTGGGCGAAGTGGACGGCGTGGACGCCTTTAAGAAGCGTACTGAGATGACGGTACAAGTTAAACCAATGGAAGAGGTCGAGAGGGAGCTTATGGAAGCCCTCAACGTGCTGGAAACCCGGTTTATTGAGGTTTCTACACCAGAAATTGTCCAACAAGATGAGTAACTTAACGCCGGAAGCTATACAGAAGCTCAAATTAGCCCTGCCCACTATGGCGGATAAGGAAAAACGGCGTATTGCGGCCCTTTTGAAGCAGTATCAGAGCGAAATCACCAAGGAATTGGGTCGGGAGAGCTTCCTAGACTTCATCCAGCACGTTTATCCCGGTTATAAGGTCGGCCCACACCACTATAAGCTCGCTAAAATCTTCGAAGACATCGCAAATGGGGTGAAAAAGCGCGTAATTGTCAACATTGCGCCGCGACATGGTAAGTCTGAGATGATTTCTTACCTTGCCCCTGCATGGTTCCTAGGGAAATACCCGCAAAAGAAGGTCATAATGTCCTCCCACACTGCTGATTTGGCAGTGAATTTTGGTCGTCGCGTACGTAATTTGGTCGGTTCGGAGGCCTATAAAGATGTCTTTCCGCAGGTCGAACTACAGGCCGACAGCAAATCGGCCTCGCGTTGGGGAACTAATTTTAACGGCGAGTACTTTGCTATTGGCGTTGGCGGCGCTCTTGCTGGTCGTGGCGCTGACTTGTTCATTATTGACGACCCGCACTCTGAACAAGAGGCTAAACAACTACGTCCAGAAGTGTTCGAACCCGCTTGGGAATGGTTCCAGTCCGGCCCCATCCAGCGACTGATGCCCGGTGGCGCTATTGTGGTGGTGATGACCCGTTGGTCGAAGCTAGACCTGACGGGCAAAATCATCGACCACATGACCAAGAATGAGGATGCGGATGAGTGGGAAATCGTTGAATTTCCTGCAATTTTAAACGACAAACCGCTATGGCCTGAGTTCTGGGATTTAGACGAGTTGCTTGCCAAAAAGGCCAGCATGGACATCCGGTACTGGAACGCCCAGTACATGCAAGACCCAGTGTCCGAGGAAGGCGCACTCATTAAGAGGGAGTGGTGGAACATATGGGACGCCGAAGGGCCACCCAAGTGTGAGTTCACCATCATGGCGCTCGACGCTGCCCAAGAGACATCTAATAGGTCTGACTACAACGCCCTGACTGTGTGGGGGGTCTTCTATAACGAGGAGACCAAGAACTACGCCATTATCTTGCTCAACGCTATTAAGCGTCGGCTGGAGTTCCCCGAGTTAAAGGCGATGGTGCTTGAGGAATACAAGGAATGGGAGCCTGACAGCTTCATCGTAGAGAAGAAGTCTAACGGAGCCGCGCTCTATCAGGAGCTGCGCCGCATGGGTCTACCCGTCAGTGAATTCACGCCCGGTAAAGGCCAAGACAAATTATCCCGCGTTAACTCCGTGACCGACCTATTCTCGTCTGGTATCGTGTGGGCACCTGATAGGAGATGGGCGCATGAAGTGGTTGAAGAGTGCAATGACTTCCCCGCTGGCACGCATGACGACCTCGTGGACTCCACGACACTCGCTCTTATGCGATTCCGACAAGGTGGATTCATCCGGCTACCATCGGACGAGCCAGAGCCAGTCAAGTTATTCAAGTCAAAGCGCCGTGGGGGCTACTACTAATGACGACTCAGAAGTTCATGGGGAAACACAGTCTCCTGAAGCGGCTGACGGCACAGGTGGGTAACGAGGGGACTGCCAAGAGCATCCTTATCAAGCGTGGACATATGACCGCTGATGGGAAGCTCACCGAGGCAGGCCAAGCCCGCGACAGTATGACTGCTGAAGAACGAGCGAAGGACAGGGCGTCTAAACGGTCAGGTAAGCCGACAAAAGACTACAAGTACAACCCGGCGAATAATACCGCCAGCTTGAGGAGACGGTAATGGCGATAGATAAAGCCCTGTATGAAGCCCCCGCAGGGCTTGGTTCGCTTGCCGAAGAGCCAGATATTGAGGTTGAAGTCGGTGATGAAATCGACTCCCCAGACCTGCCTGAGCCTGAATCTGAAGAAGAGTTTGAGCAGAACCTCGCTGAGGTTATTCCTGACGGCGTGCTACAAAGCATGGCCTCGGAGCTAATTGCTGACTATGACGGTGATATCGCCGCCCGTAAGGACTGGCTTGAGACATACGTCAAGGGTCTTGAACTGCTTGGTTTGAAGAATGAAGAGCGTATGGAACCGTGGGCAGGAGCCTGTGGTGTTACGCACCCGCTGCTCATTGAGTCCGCTGTGCGGTTCCAGTCCGAGTGTATCGTCGAGACATTCCCGGCTATGGGGCCGGTAAAGACGGTAATTATCGGCAAGGAAACCGCTGAGAAGAAGGAAGCCGCGACTCGCGTGCAGGACGATATGAACTATCGCCTGACCGAGGAGATGAAGGAGTACCGCCCCGAGCATGAGCGGCTGCTGTTCTCCCTGAGCCTGTCGGGTAATGCGTTTAAGAAGGTCTACTTTGACCCCGCCCTTGACCGCCAGACCGCTGTCTATATCCCTGCGGAAGACATTGTGGTGCCGTACGGCGCGACTAGTCTGGAGAATGCTGAGCGTGTTACGCACCGGATGCGTAAGACCAAGAACGAACTACGCAAGCTTCAGGTAGCAGGGTTCTACAAGGACGTTGACCTCGGTGAACCCATGCGGGTCATCGACGAGGTAGAGAAGGCCAAGAGCAAGGATGGTGGCCTGTCCGCAGTGATGGACAACCGCTTCCAGTTGTTGGAGATGCACGTTGAACTCGACCTTGAGGGGTATGAGGACAAGGATAACAACGGCGAGCCAACAGGTATTGCTCTTCCATACATTGTAACTATTGAAAAAGGTACGGCTGAAATTCTTGCTATTCGCAGGAATTGGCTTGAGGAAGACATCCTCAAAACGAAGCGTCAGCACTTCGTACACTACGGCTACGTGCCGGGATTTGGCTTCTACTACTTTGGCCTGATTCACCTCATCGGTGGTCACACTAAGGCCGCAACGTCCCTCATTCGACAACTTGTTGACGCAGGTACCCTCGCTAACCTGCCCGGTGGCTTGAAATCACGCGGTCTGCGTGTCAAGGGTGACGATACGCCCATAGCCCCCGGTGAGTTTAGGGACGTTGACCTTCCGTCTGGCGCTATCCGCGACAACATCCTGCCGCTCCCCTACAAGGAGCCAAGCCCGACATTAGTGTCACTTTTGGACAAAATTGTCGATGATGCGCGTCGAATGGCAGCTACGGCTGACATGAAGATAAGCGATATGTCATCGCAGTCGCCTGTGGGTACGACCTTGGCAGTACTTGAGCGAATGCTCAAGGTGCTGACCTCGGTTCAGGCCCGCGTCCACTATGCCATGAAGCAGGAGTTCAAGCTCCTTGCGGGTATCATCCGCGATAACACACCTACCTCATACAGCTACGAGCCAGAAATTGGCAAGGCTTCTGCGAAGCAAGCTGACTATGACATGGTCGATGTCATCCCGGTCAGTGACCCGAACGCGGCAACGATGTCGCAGAAGGTTGTTCAGTATCAGGCTGTGTTCCAGTTGTCGCAGTCTGCTCCGCAGATTTACGACCTGCCATACCTGCACCGTCAGATGATTGAAGTGCTTGGCGTCAAGAACGCTGAGAAGATTGTGCCGATTGAGGATGACATGAAACCAGTTGACCCTGTCAGCGAGAACATGGCTGTACTCACGGGCAAGCCTGTTAAGGCCTTCATGTACCAAGACCATGAGGCACACATCCAAGTCCACATGGCTGCGATGCAAGACCCAAAGATTCAGCAGATGGTTGGGCAGAATCCACAGGCACAAGCCATTCAGGCTGCTGGTATGGCTCACCTCATGGAACACGTTGCGTTCCAGTACCGCCGCGAAATCGAGAAGCAGCTTGGCACTACCCTGCCTCCCCGCGAGGAAGATGGTGGTCAGCCCCTGTCGCCCGAGACCGAGGTTCGTCTGTCGGCCCTCGCCGCTCAAGCCGCTGCCCGTCTGCTTCAGAAGGACACGGCAGAAGCACAGGCACAGCAGAACGCAGAACAGTCGCAAGACCCGCTGGTGCAGATGCAGATGCAGGATTTGAAGCTGAAGGAAGCCGAGATTCAGCGCAAGTCTACGAAAGACCAGATGGATGCTCAGTTCAAGCAGGCAGAGCTGGAACTCAAGGGCAAGAAGGTTCACGCAGATGTGGTCAAGAGCGTTGCCGACATGGCGCGTCAGTCAGACCAAGAAGACTCAAAGAACGATATGGATACCGCCAAGTTCGACTTGGAAGTTGGTAAACACCAGCACGAAGTCGAGCGTGGCAATGTTGACCGTGCTTCGCAGCACGCACAGAAATCGCAGGAGAACCAAAAGCCTCCTGCGTCAAAGAAGGATAAGAAGTGAACTACACAACCGAGTACGACTATCTTGTCAGCAAGCTTGACGAGCAAGAAACCGTAATCGCGCAGCACCTTATCAATGGTAAGGCCGCTGGTATTGAAGAATACAAACGCCTTTGCGGCTTTGTTGAAGGTCTCAGATACGCAAAGGAAATCATCAAAGACCTGCAAAAACGTCAGGAGAATGACGCGGATGAGTGATATCAACGTCGAACAGACGCAAGAGGCTATTGACCGTGCAAGTCAGCTTCCGGAACCGTCCGGATTCAAGCTGCTGTGTGCTGTGCCTCATGTCGAGGAAGAGTATTCGGGTGGAATCATTAAGGCAGAAAGCACCGTCAAGACCGAGGAACAGACCACCGTGGTTCTGTTTGTGGTCAAGATTGGGCCTGACGCCTATAAGGATGCCAGCCGTTTCCCCAGCGGGCCGTGGTGCAAGGTCGGTGACTTTGTGCTGGTGCGTCCGTATTCCGGTACTCGCGTGGTCATCCACGGTAGAGAGTTCCGCATTATCAATGACGATACCGTCGAAGGTATTGTCGATGACCCCCGTGGCGTTCGCCGCGCATAAGGAGTAATTTGTATGGCCGAAGAATATAAATTCCCAGACGAGACCGAAGATTCTATTCCGACCCCGAAGTTGGATGACGGTTTCAGTGTGGAAGTCGTAGACGATACCCCCGAAGAGGACAAGGGCCGCAAGCCCCTGCCTAAGGAAATCGTCGAAGAACTCGACAAGGACGACCTTGAAGAGTATTCGGACAAGGTCAAGAAGCGCCTGTCCCAGATGAAGAAGGTGTGGCACGACGAGCGCCGCGCTAAGGAATCCGCCGCCCGCGAACGTGAGGAAGCCCTCCGTTTTGCCCAGATTCAGGCTGAAGAGAACAAGCGTCTCAAGCAGCGGTTGGGCGATGGCGAGAAGTTGTATGCACAAGAGGTAACAAAAGCGGCCTCGAATGAGATGGCTACTGCTAAGGAAAAGCTTAAGCAGGCCTATGAGTCTGGCGATGTCGATAAGATTACTGAGGCACAAGATGCCCTTACCGACGCTAAGCTCAAACTCAAAGAGTACGAGCGTTATAAACCCTCTTTACAAGATACAGATGAAGGTGTACAACAGACACCACAGGCAAGACAGACCAACCAAGTAGACCCCAAAGCTGCGGCTTGGCAAAAAGACAATACTTGGTTCGGGGCTGATGAGGAAATGACCGCCCTCGCGCTTGGCCTGCATGAAAAATTGGTCAGAAGTGGTGTTGACCCTCGTAGTGACGAATACTACGACAAGGTTAATAACACCATGCGTAAGCGGTTCCCCGAGTACTTCGGGAATGAAACTGCTACGAACGATGCTCCGGAGCCAGCCAAACCTGCTCCGAAGAAAGCAGCTAACGTAGTTGCTCCAGCTTCGCGGTCATCCGCGCCTAAACAGATTCGACTGACTGCCTCGGCTGTGAATATCGCCAAGAAGCTTGGTATTTCGCCCGAACAGTACGCTCGTGAAGTTATGAAACTGGAGAATAGCAATGGCTGAGAATCGTCTGACCCGAGAGCTTGAGAATCGTGAGGCTTCTACCCGCCGCAAGGCATGGACTCCTCCGCAACTGTTACCTACGCCCAATCCGCAACCCGGCTGGACGTTTCGATGGATTCGGACTTCCATGATGGGTCAAGCCGACCCGACAAATACGTCCGCAAAGTTCCGTGAAGGTTATGAGCCTGTGAAGGCTGAGGATTTTCCGGAGCTGATGATGCAAGCCGACCCCAACAGTCGCTTCAAAGGCAATGTTGAGATTGGTGGACTTTTGTTGTGCAAGGCACCTATCGAGATGGCTGACGAGCGGAATGAATACTACCGCAAGCAAGCGCAGTCTCAGATTGAAGCCGTGGATAACAGTTTTATGCGGACGGAGGACAAGCGTATGCCGCTCTTTAACGAGCGTCGTTCGACGACTACCTTCGGTAAGGGTAAATAATTTTCTGACTTTAAGGAGCCACAATGGCATATCCAACGATTGACCGGCCTTACGGCTTTAAGCCCGTCAACCTTCAAGGTGGGCGAGCCTTTGCGGGTTCAACCCGTATGCTACCTATTACCAATGCCTTTGCTACTTCGCTGTTTAATGGCGACGTAGTGGGTGTTGCTTCGGGTGCCGCTGCGGTTATGAATACCGCTTATAACGCTGCTGGTTCTAACAGTGCCACGGCTGGTGCTGCTATCGGCATCATGTTCGGCGCTGAATACAGCACGACTGGTGGCCCGATTTACGGCAAGAATCGCTATCAGTTTTTTCTGGGCGGTACGGCTACCAACGACGCTGTTGCTTACATCGTCGATGACCCGCTGGCGTACTTCCGCGTAGCAGTTCTTACGCAAGGTACTTCGCTGGCTAATACGTCCAGTGCCACGATTGGCTACATGAACCCGGCATTTGTCGGTTCTAACGCTTATATCGTGACTGGCGTTGCTGGTAACGTGAACACGGGTGACTCGGCTATGGCTGTCACTGGCGGTGCGGTAACTAACGGTACGGGTAACACCCGTGTTACTAGTGCTAGCGCCCCGCTGCGTATTGTTCAGGTTGTACCTGACACTGCGGTAACGTACATCAGCACTTCGACCAGCACGACTTCGTCTGGTTCGACGATTACCATCAGCGCGGCAGATGCCAACATCAAGGCTGGTATGCAGTTTGTTGCGGTCAATGCTAACGGCACGTACGTGTCTGGTTGCGCCCCCGGTAACTACAGCACTGTTACCAACAACAACGGTAGCACCAGCATCGCTATCACGGGCACTATCGGTGCTTCGCTGAGTGGCGCTACGTTGACTTTCATCGGCTATCCAGAAGTCATTGTAGGCTGGAACGCTGGTTACCACGCTTATAACGTCGCTGGCGGCGCTTAATAGGGAGCATGTAAAAAATGGCAATTTCACGCGCACAACTTCTCAAGGAACTGCTCCCCGGCCTGAACGCTCTGTTCGGTCTGGAGTATGCCCGCTACGGCGAAGAGCATAAGGAACTTTACGAAGTCGAAAATTCGGAGCGTAGCTTCGAAGAAGAGACCAAGCTGTCGGGCTTCTCGGCTGCTCCGGTGAAGAACGAAGGTCAGGCAATTGCGTACGACAATGCGCAGGAAGCTTGGACTGCTCGTTACAACCACGAGACCATCGCCCTTGGCTTCTCCATCACGGAAG